GAGGGCGTCCTGGATGAACAATGCACTGTTCGGGCCCGTGCGCCACGCTGGTTGCGTGAAGCCTTTGGTTCTGTACCAAGGGTTTCACCAAGCGTGTGCTGAGGGTGCCCGCGTACGGTGTATGGCACCAACACCTCTGTTGATCAATCACTGGTTGATCGTGTTAAAGAGGATAGTGTTGGTAAGTTGTGCATACGCCGGAACGGGTGCGAACCAAAACCCCGACGATTTAACGTTATCGAGGGGTTTGGCCTAGATCACAACCTAGGTGTTTACAATAACGGTGTCGATGCTATAGCGCGTGCGCTTACGGAAAGATATTTCTTTTGCAAGGACAAAAATGGTCCTGGTTTCCGTAACACCATCACGCCAATCCGACACGCATTTAACAAGCATCATTTCATCGACTTCAGGAACAGAGTACTGAGCGATATGCCTGAGTTGCCTCGGTTAAGCCGCCAACAAGTTGTTGACCGCTATACTGGTACCAAGCGTAAAGTTTACGAAGAAGCACTGTTGTCTTTACAACGCAAGTCGTTGTGTGAAGAGGACGCGAGACTCAATATGTTTGTTAAATTCGAGAAGCAAGATCTAGGGAAGGCGCCACGCGGAATTAACCCGCGTGATCCGAGATTCAACCTTGAGTTGGGACGCTACCTCAAGCATGCGGAAAAACCATTTTTCAAATCAATTAACAATGCCTTTGGGGCACACACCGACCACACAGTGATTAAGGGGTTGAATGCTGATGAATCAGCACGGGTGTTGCGCCAGAAGTGGGATCGATTCAACGATCCAGTGGCAGTTGGTTTGGATGCAGAGAAATTTGATGCACACGTAACTGTAGATGCATTGAAATATGAACATTCGTTTTACACTGGGCTATTTCCTGGTTCAAGTCAGTTGAAACGTATGCTGCGTTGGCAGTTGCACAATAAAGGTGCAGCATATGCCAATGATGGTTCGGTGAAGTTTGCGATAAATGGTACGCGGTCCAGCGGGGATCTCAACACGTCTTTAGGGAATTGTCTCATTGTATGTGGCAGCGTTTTTGCTTACGCTGCGCAACGAGATGTACAAGTGGAGCTCGCGAACAATGGAGATGACTGTGTGGTCTTCATGGAACGTTCGCAATTGTCCAAATTTTTGGGCGGATTAGATGGATGGTTTCGCCACCGTGGGTTTTCCATGGTTGCAGAGGAACCAGTGTATGAGTTTGACCAGATTGAGTTCTGTCAAACCCATCCGATTCTATTACGCACTGGTTGGCGCATGGTAAGGAACCATGCAGCGGTCTTTAAGAAGGACCCCATTTGCTTGATAGCGATCCAAAATGATCGCGCATATCGCAAGTGGCTTTACGCTGTTGGGGAGTGTGGAACGATCCTCAACTCAGGCGTACCGGTACAACATGCCTTCTACAATGCTTTCCTCAGAAATGGGGTTGCGTGTAGTGAGGGTATGAAAGAGCACATCTACAAAGGGACAAGCATGGGTACGAGATTGAATGAATTAAAGAGTACACCCCATGCGATCACTCCCGAAGCCCGCGTTAGTTATTACTACGCATACGGCATCCTACCAGATCATCAAATGGAGATCGAGAGATATTACGAGACTGCTACGATTGGTGCATGGACCCCTGATGTTGTTGAGAGGGGTGCACTGAACTTGGAACCAGGGATAAAAATTATTGAAACATAATGAAGTCCAAAATGCAATCTCGTCGTGTTACGACAAAACGAAACAAAACTCTCCCTCGGTCTACCAAATCTGTCAAACAAGCAGAAATTGGTTTACTTGGGCGTGCCCTACGAA